CCGAAGGTGATCGCCGACGCGCACCCGGTGAAGTCGATGACCCCGGCGTAGGCGTAGAGGTTGCCGCCGGATGCCCCGGCGTTGCGGTAGCGGGCTGTTCCGCCTCGGATGTACGTGTTGGCCGGGCTGAAGGCGGTGGAGTCGATCTCGGCCAAGCCCGTTCCGTTCACCTCGAAGGTCCCGCCGTCTCGCTGGATCTTGGTCACGCCACCCGAGCAGATCAGGCTCGTGAACGTGTTCGAGGCCGATTCGCGGAGTTCCATCTGGCCGCCGAAGACTCGGACCGTGCCGGGGATCACTGTGTCGGCGAAGATCAGCGTGCCCGACCTGCAGAACGTCAGGGTCGGCGTGACGGTCGAGATCAAGCCCGTGCCTCCGCCGACCGGGTTCCAATCCAGCGTGCCCCAGACGTTCGCGGCGGCGGCCGACGCCATGCGGACCAGCCGCCCGGACCATTCGACGATCACCTTGCCCGCGCCGGAGCGGTTGGCCGTGAAGATCAGGTCGGTCGTCGGGATGCTGCCCTTCCACTCGGGGCGGAGGTGCATCAGGAGCAGGTCGTTGGCGAAGGTCAGGCCCGCGGTGTAGTCGATGTCGTACTGGCGGAGAACCACCTCGTCGCCGGCGGAGGGTGCGGCGCCGCCGATGGCGGTCAGGAGGTTCGTGGAGATCACGTCGTTGTTGAAGGTTGCCATGCGTAGTCCTTAGAAGTGTGGGTAAGTGTGGGTCTGTATGGGTAAGTGTGGCTCAGCTTTCGCCGCCGGGGTCGGGCGAGTCGGTCATCGGGTCTCCGAGGGTGAGCTGCCTCACGCCGATGCTGGGGGCCGCGGTCGCCTGTCCGGGCGTCGCCGGACCGTTGCGTGTCTCGATCGTGGCGATGATGCGGGCGGTCGTTCCAGAGGCTTCGGTGGCCCCGGAGGACCATGCAAGCTCGATGCGCTCAACCCCGAGCATCTCGGACGGGCCGATCGTCACTACGCCGCCGCCTGCGGGGATGGTTCGCGGGGTGTCAAAGTCCACCGCGGCCGGCGCGAGGGCCGCCAGACGCTTGACCGAGAGCACGAACGTCCCCCAGGACGATCCGAACTCCCTGTCGGCGTAGATCGTGACGGCGTTTGCGTCGCGCGTGTTGAGCACCAGCCTCGAGGTCACCGAGGAGAGCGAGAGCGATGCGGAGATGTCGGAGCGGTTGAGGGTGTTCATGGCTTACCACGTGATGATGTAGATCGCGCCCGAGCCGCCGACGCCTCCGGGCCCGCCGGTGCCCGTGTTCGAGCCCACGCCGCCGCCGCCGCCTCCGCCTCCGCCAGAGCCGCCCGCCCCGCCGGCCGCTCCGTTGGTGTTGGCCGTGATCGTCCCGCCGCCCCCGCCACCGCCCAGCCCGCCGACGTACATGGTGCCAGCAGTGCCCGCCGTGCCAGCCGTTGGTGTCGCGCCAGAGGTTCCCGCCGCACCCGCGCCGGATCCGGTGATCGCGTGAGGCCCGCCCGCCGTGGCGTTGATCAGCGCCGGCGCGACCGTCGCCCCGGCCCCACACCCTCCGCCCGTCCCGCCAAAGAGCGACCCGCCCCCGATGCCGTTGGCCGGGACGTTCGTGTGCCCGCCGCCCGCTCCCCCGCCAAATTCGGCACAGACGGGCTGCCCGGCCGTCGCCAGGCTGTTGGCCCCGCAGGTCCCGTTCGGGGTTGCCGGGGCTCCGGGACCGCCGCCTGACTGCGCCGCCGTGGTCCCCGTGATACCGGCCGCCGCAGAGCCCCCGCCGGATCCGCCAGCCGAAGCCGATGCCGCGTTGTCGCCGAAGGCCCCGCCGCCGCCGCCGAACGCCGTGAGGAGGTTCACGCCCGAAGAGAATGTCGTCGATCCGCCGATGCCGCCAGCGCCGCCATCGGCCCCGCTTGCACCCGCCGTTCCAGCGAGGCCGCCCGTGCCGACGGTGAAGGGCTCGGTAGTTCCGAGGTCAGCAGCTCGATACTGGCCTACCACCCGGCATCCGCCGCCGCCGCCGCACCCGCCGGTTCGGACCACAGCGCCCGTCTGTGATGCTCCGCCGCCTCCACCCCCGCCCGCGCCGTACGCGATCACCATGACCCACGTCGGGGTAAAGTGCGTCGGCTTGGTCCACGTTCCCGCCCCCGGCGTGGTCGAGCTCTGGATATCACCGGGCCCGCCGCCGAGAGGCTGCACGGGCCGACCGGCCGAGTTGAAGACGATGAACGTGCGGCCGTCGTAGACCACCGATTCACCCGCCGCGAGCACGCCTTTCCACGCCTTCACCGCGGTTGTCCCGTCGGTGTGTGTGATCGTCACGGTGTTCGCGGTCGAGGCGTGCACGTTCGACACCTTGAGCGATGTCACCGCCCGCTGCGTGGAGCTGCCCGGGGAGCCGACAACTGTCGTCGTCGTGGCTGACGCGATGGCCGTGTTGGTTCGGCCCGGGGTCAGAGAGGTGGCGGTTTTGTCGGACCACGACGCCTGAACGGCGATGTCCGCGCTGGCGGAGGTTATGAGCTGGATCAGGTCAGAGGTGGAAGCCAGGATCATGCGAAGTCTCCGGCGAAGGCCGCAAGGGAAGCGACCTCGTCAAAGGTCATACCGGACGATGAACTGGAAGACTCTGCCGGCGGCGGGGGTGAGACGTGCCCGTCGAGCATGACGTTCGTCGCCACCCCGATCATCGCCGTCGTGCCGGACGCTTCCGCCGCGCCCGACGAGTACGCCACCTCGATCCAGTCCACGCCCGCGAGGTCGTCCGGCGTCAGGCTGACCTGTCCGCCGCCCGCCGCGATGGTTTTGGCCGTGGCGAAGTCCCGCGAGACGTTGCCGATGCCAGAAACGCGCTTGACCGAGAGGACGACCGTGGACCACGCGGAGCCAAACTCTCGAGACGCGGTGACGATCACGCCGTCGGCGCCCGTCACGGGGATCAGCAGCCGCCCGACGGTGTTGTCGAGCCGGAAGTTGCCGGTCACAGTCTCTTTGCGGTTCACGAGCGTTGGCATGGTGTGGCTCAGGAAGCGGAGCAGGATTCGGCGTACGGCGTCTCGCCGCGAGTGCCGCCGGGGATCAGGCACAGCTCGCCGACGGGGTTGCCCTCGCCCTCGGGTCGCATGGTGGTGATGATGAGGCAAAAGGAGCCCACCTCGGCCGGGCGGACCATGAGGACATCGGCTTCGGGGCCTTTGACCTGGCGGCCGTAGGCGGGCAGTACGTCGCTCAGAACCTGCCCCGTGAAGACGCCTGGGCTTGGCTCGCTGAACCGGCCGATGACGCCTGCGGTATAGACCACGCCGCTTGCGACGATCGGTCCCGTCGGCGTCGTGGCTGATCCGTTGACGCGAAGAATGATCGCGGGGTGAACGTTCGACGCGAGGGAATTGAACGCGAGAGCGAGCTGCAAGCCGCCTTGCGCGTCGAAGCGGCCGGACAGGCCCGTGCCCAGCCGAAGCCGGGTGAGCTGTTCAAGGTACTCCACGATCGAGTTATGATCCTCGGCGCGGACCGGATCGTTCGGGCGCACTCGTTTTGGCGGTGTCATCGTCATGCGAGTATCCCCGTCATGGCCGCGTTACGGTACCGCTTGGATGCGTAGACCTTCTGGCCTTCGGGCACGCCGTTCTCGTCCACGTTCGCCCAGTAGTAGAAGTGATTCTGCCCGATCTCAAACTGAAGGGTCGCGTGCCAGAGGTCTTTCTCGAAGCTGAGGTCGTATCCAAGGAACAGAAGCCGGCCCTTCGTGAACGAGCGGGTCCGCGCGGAGGGGTAGACCGGGGGCAGAACCACGGTGTCGGAGTTGACGGCGGTGTCGTCCGCAAGGGCATCAAGAGCGTCTTCGTCGAACGGGTTGACCAGCGGCCTGAAGAGATGCACCTCGGCGGTTCGTACCGCGACCTGCTTGGGCATCCCGTCGCCGAGCGCCACGCGGAGAGCGCCGTTTGTGTCGGCCTCTACCGTGATGCCAGACCATGCGGGCATCGCCGTCGGGCTGGGGTCGTTGGCGTCGAACTTCAGGCCGCGACCGACGGTCACCGTGTTCAGCGAGCGGCGGTACAGCGTGTAGTTGATCGCGGCCCCGATCGGCGGCGTCATCGTGCCGGCGGATCCGAGCACCGAAGGCTCGGCGTAGTCCACGGGCACGTAGGACCAGCCGCGGGTGTCGTCCGTCGCTCCGGCCTTGTGCGACCAGACATCGACCGGCCCGATGTTCGTGACGAGCAGGTTGGAGAGCGGCCCGACCGTCTCCCACTGGTCCCCGATGTTCGGGATGCCCGTAGCGGTGGCGGCTTCCTTGACGCGCCCGGTGTTGACGCGGAACCAGCGCCGCCCGGTGCGTCCCTCACGCCCGAGCGAGAGCGTGGATGCGTGGTCGGCGTCGTCAACCTCGAAGGCTTGGATCGGCATCGCGCGTGTTTCCGTAGTCGAAGAAGTGAGGGGTAGAGGAATCCGGCCAGCACCGGGATCGCCGGGTCAAGCGTAACCGTTGTTCCTTGCTGTGTTCCTCTCGATTTGTCGAAGCATGTCCGTATGCCTTGCCGATTCCTTCGCCTGGCGTTCGGCGGCCTCTGCCGCCCGCTTGGCGATTGCCTGCGAATCTGACGTTCGACTGAAAAACATCTGCCCCAAGGTTCCAGAATCCAAGCCCGCACCAGAAACGCTTCGCGCGTACTGGTCTTTGACCGACTTCTCATTGAGGATCTGAAGCCTTTCGGCAGCGATGCGGTTCACCTCGTCTGAACGCCGGCGTACTTCGTCGGAGTACGGCTCAAGCGTTGGGTCGTTCCAGATGTTTCGCAGCATCTGGCGGCGGCGCTGCTCAATCTCGCGGCGGTCGGCCTCGTCGGTCTTTCCGAGTTCTCGCAAAATCGAAGTCTGTTCGGAAAACATGCTTTCCTGAAACCCGACTTCCGAGTTGAGCTTCGCTTTCTCTAGGGCCTGAATCTTGAGGTCAGCGGCGGCTTGCTTCTCAATCGCGGCGGCCTGTTGCCGGATCTGAAGATCCTTCATGCGAAGGTTGAACAGCTCGTAAGAGACAGAACGAAGCTTGCCCTGATACTCCCCCGAGGCCTTCTCAATCTGCACAATCTCGGAGACGATTTGCCGGTCTTCCTGTTGCAACCGGATCTGTTCGCGCCGTTCGTCGGTTTGAGCGCGGGCAATTTCAAGCTGTTCATTTAGCCCGGACATTACCGAACGCCCGCGGTTCGTCGCGTCATCGCGGACTCGGCCCTCTTCAAACCCACCCCACGAACGGTCAATGCGGTCAAGCATCTGGCCGATGAGGGGGAGTTCTGCGAGGATGTTCGACACTGCTCCGCGCGAGGTCGTCCACTTGTCTTCGAACGAGCCGACGCCGGCGTTCACGCGGGTCTGCGCGTCCTTCATCTTCGAGAACGCATCGACCACCGCTCCGATTGTGGTTCCGATACCGGCCAACCCCAGAGCAGACTTCAACCCGCCGGAGAACCCTTTGACTTGGGATGCGAACCTCCCAAGCCCGCTTTCCGCACGGCGAAGGCCGTCCGAAAACTGCTTGTCGTTCAGGATCAGGTTAGTATGAAGGTCGGGCATGTGGACGATTTCCCTTGGCTTTGGCAGCCGGGTCGGTTACGCTCGATCGGGGATGGGCCGGAGGGATACTCGTGAAAAAGTGGATCGCCGAGATTTCAAACCGCCAGACGAAAGCTCACTGGCAGACGATCTATGCCGACACTCCGGAGCAGGCCGCCTCGGAGCTGAAGTCGCAAGGTTGGACGGTCTGGGACGTGAACCATTTTGTTCCTGCTGACCCTGACTTGATCGCCGCTGTTGATCGCAGCACTGAAGCGAGCGAGCGCACTTCGATTTACTTGAACAACCTGTCTCAATCGCTTGAAAGGCAGATGTCTGTTCTTGCTGACACCATGCCGCGATCTAGCCTGCGGAAGACCATCAGAAACGGCGTCCTGTCGGGAGCGCTTTGGGCGGCACTCATCGCATGGGTCCTTGTGGCGATCGTTCGCGGTGCAACCACGCTGATTGAACGCGATTTGGAGAGACAGAGGATCGAACTCAAATCCCCAACTTTGACGCCTAGCCCGTGACGCTCAATCCCGAAGCAGCTGCCATCTGCTTTGTATACGCCTGAGAAACCTTTTTTACCGTTCCCGCCATAGCCCTAAGTGCGTTGGCCCGAACCCGCGTGTTGTGCTCCACGATGTAGGCATGGGGTTCGAGGTTGCGAAGCGAAAGCACCTCCCGACCGTTGTACTGGATGAGTCGGCCCTTGCCTCCGTAAACCCTTGAGTACGCGCGAGTCAGCACCATGTCCGGGTTCTGGTCTTTCCGACGCTTGGCCTCTTTCAAACGCTGCCAGAACTGGAGCCCGATGACCGCTCCGGTGCCCTCGGAGGCTCGCCACTCCGCCAGATACTTGATGCACCGCTGATAGTTCTTGACTGCCAGCGTGTAGTCCTTCGACTGCTTGCCCGTAGCGATTGATCGGACGCCTCTTGCTTCGAGTCGGTTCTTCTGGTATCGCCACCATTCAAGCTGAGCCTCAAGCATCCGCGTGATCTCGTCGCGCCGCTTCTGCGAGTAGCCCGCCGCCTTGACCTTCTGGACCGGGAACGGCCCGGCCCCGGCTTCATTCAGTCCCTGGGCTTCTCCGGCGATGAACCTTCCGGTGTCGATCGGAGCCGTCTCCATGACGATCTTTCCGTAGACGTTGGCGATGGCGATAAGCGTTTCCTTGCGCACCGCCGGAACGGCTTGGCGAGCCTTGGCCAGTGCCGCCTTCAGTGGTCTGGTGTTCACGGTCATTGAGACGGTCATACACCCATCATCCCCAAGGCCGCGCGGATCGCGTCCATTCGCTCGTTCTCTTCCTTGCGGCGGACCAACTCGTTTGCGAGAGTCAGGGCCCGCTCTTCGGGGCTGAGCGTCTTCGGCCACGTCGCGGGGTTCTGCCCGAACCGCTCTGCCGCCCGCATCATCAATCCATCCTCGGTGATCGCATACGCCTCCGGGACCTGAACTGAATCGCCCTTGTCGGACTCGCCGCCGTCGGCGCTCGGCGAGATGATGATGGTCATGGCGTTCCGGATCATCTCGCCAGTGGAAAGCTCTCGCAGCCGAACCCAGAGCAGCTCGATCTCATCGTTTGTGAACGACTTCGCTGCCCTTTCTGCCAGCGCCTTCACCTTGTCGCCGGTCCATTCCTCGGTGGCTTGCATCGAAACGGACACCTGAGCCCGCTTCACCCACTTCAGCCACTTGCGGAGTTCTCGCTGGTGCGTGGGATCTGCTTCGTCGGCCACCTTCGGGGCGAGGCTTCCGGCCGCGGGGTTCTTTACCATCGGCGGGACGGGGCGCGGATACGCCTCGTCGATCGCGTCGGTTTCGATGGCCCACAGCGGGCGCAGGGTGATGGATCGCGTCGGCTCGCCTTCGTGAAGCGGGGGCAGCGTGATGACTTGCTTGGACCAACTCTTCATGGATTCCTTCCGGTGTTCAGTACGTGGCCTTCGTCGGCTTGGTCGCGCGGCAGTAGAGCTCGAACTCGATGTCGTCGAACTGCTCGCCCGCCGTCACCTTGAGCGACCCGGGGACCAGCGAGCACGTTGCGAAGGTGTGGATGATGCCCGCCGCGCCGCCGCGGGTCGTCGGGTTGCGGATGACCCAGGTGTATTCCTGAACCAGCCCGCCAGACCCCTCCGTGAGCAGGATCGCCTCGATCGCCTGAGCGGTGGTGTCCGAGGTAAAGCGAAACTTGCCGGTCAGCATCGTCGGGCGGTTGTTGCCCATCAGCGGCGGCTGAAGCACGCCCTGATCCGAGTCGGTCCGGGATTCGCGCCCGCCGTAGGTCCAAGAGATCCCGCCGCCGCCGGGCACCGGGCGCAGGAGCGTCACGGTGTCGGCGCCGATGGTCACTTCGACGGTTGCCCCGTCCTGCGCAAAGGAAATCTGCTGCTCGTTGTTGGCATTGATCGCGGCCATGTGTTGTAGTCCTCGAAGGTGGTGAAGATGCCGGGTCAGACCGGCGGTGAAGTCTCGAGAGCGGTCGAGTTGGTCCGAATGACGCGGGCCCGGAGCGTGCAGGAGCACCGCAGAGCGCCGTGATCGCCGCCGCCGTCAGTCTCGGCCGTCGCGTCGTCGATGATCGTGAGGTTTCCGATCTGCACGTCGGCCCGGTGCGAGGTCGTTGCGTCGGTCAGCGGTTCGCGGTCAAGGGCCTGTTTGATCCTGTTGAACATCATCGCGACGGTGTTCAGCCCGCCGCCCTCCGCGTCCTTGGTGCCGATGAACGTCAGTTCCATGCCGAGCGTTGCCGATTCCTCCATGCCGTCCATCGACCGGCCGTCTGCCCAGTCGAGCGTCATGTTCTGGACGCGGACAACCTGCGTGCTGTCGCCGGACTCGGCCGGCGCGAGCCCGAGGTGGAGCATCGTCACGTTTGCGACCGTCGCCAGACGCGCGGCGAACATCCGCAGGACGATCACAAGGTCGATATGTACGGTGCCGGATACTGGCATGGGTTCACTTCAGGGTTTGGGCGGAGATGACCCACGCGAGCCCGTCGGCCGAGCGTTCGGCCCGCGTGATCTTGAAGACGGTTGCGTCGTCAACGATGCGGTCGTTCGCGTCCGGGGTATACGTGGAGCCCGCGGCTGTGTTGAGGTCCGTCGCGCGGATGATGAATTCGTGTGAGAGAGCGTCTTTGGGCCCGCCGGTGCGGGTGGCTGACGGGTTGCGGACGGCGTTGACCGTCCAGTCCGTCGCGGTGATGGCTTGGGCGAGGGTCGTCGTGTTGTACGCGCCGGGCACGATGCGGCGGTAGGTGATGGATCGACCGAGCAGGCCGATCACGTCGCCCATCATGCTCCGGACATCCGGGAGGGCCGTCATTAGAACCCCCCGGCGATGAGCTTCAGCACGTCGATCACGCCCGGCCCGACGGCTTCAACGATCTTGGCGACGGCTTCGTTGTCCGAGAGCAGGGTTTCCGCCGCCCGTGCATCACGCGCGATCAGGATCGGGCCGAGCCTGTCCCAGACTTCGTTCTGAGCCTTGACGACGGGCGAGGCCAGCGTCGAGAAGGTGAACCCTTCGAGCTGGGTGCCGTCCGGCATGATCGCCTTCTTCACGGTGAAAGTCACGTCGGTGTCGCTGGCGATCTTGGCTTCCTTCCCGAAGAAGGGGAAGATCATCACGCGGGACTTGGGGCCAAGCGACGCCACGGCGTTTCCGTTCTCGTCGAACATCTCGACGTAAGAGCCGGGCACCGAGCTTTCGGTGTCCCACGTCTCGCCCGCCTTGGACAGGCTGACGCGGTTGGGAGCGTCCGTGCTCCGGGACTTGACCGCGCCGGTGGGGTCCTTCTCCCATGACGGCCCGACCTGCGAGCCCGAGCAGCCGAAGAGGCTGAGCGCGAGGATCACGGCGATGATGCCGAGCACGGGGTAGACGAGCCAGCCGAAGCCGAGCTCCAAGGGTTGGCGGCGGGTGTGTGCGTTCATCGGGGTCCCTTTCAAAGTGCGGCGGCCGTTGGCAGCCGTCCGAGTGCGATCGACCATTCACGGGTCCAGAGCGTCACGGCCTGGATGACCGACGCTTCGTCCGAGTTGTCCTTGTCCAAGTGCATCCACAGAACCGGGATGGCCGTCGGAGTTGACGCAATCTCATCGCAGAGCAGGCGGACATCGCGGGCGGTGAGCGGTTGCCCCTTGCGGCTGTGCGGCCCGCTGTAGAGCGGGTTCACCATCGCGAGCACCGGGCGACCGTTCGCGTAGTACCGCAGGCGCTGCAGGTCCCGGCGGATCCATGCCTGCTGATCCGAGAGCCTGACGCGGCCCGGCTGGGGCGTGGCGCCGTCGGTGGTCGAGACGTTGGCTAGGTAGAACTCGCCGACGATGTACGCATCCTCGCGTGTGAGCATGTCCGCCGGCCGGTCAAAGTCCACCATCGGCGAGCGGTACGGGGGCTTCGAGTGGTAGACCACGTTTCCGGTTGCGCTCTGGTTCGCCTTGAACACGCCGTAGCAGCCCGAGCCGATCGGTACTCCCTTGGGTGTCTCGAACGATCGGACGGCCTTGGCGAAGGTCCCGCACGCCTCCGCGTAGTCCTTCCCGTAGTACGGGTGCCCGTCCTCCATGTTGGCGACGAGCACGTCGCCGGGCCTGACGCGCGGGGCGAGCCGGGCAAGCTCGGCCGCGAGGAGGCTCTCATCGACGGACAGGATCCGATCAGGCCCCTGAACCTTGTCCGTGCAGACGAAGTGCTCACCGACCACGATCGCCCGGCGGTACGACGCGAAGCGGGTGTCGAGCCTGCCCAGTGCGGCGGTGTGCTCGCCGCCGGCCGAGAGCGAGAGGTAGAGCGTGCGTTTCACGTTCCCGGCTTCTCCGTGGTGTCGGCGGGACCGATGCGGCTGGTGGATTGAGGCTCGGTCGGCGCGGGCTTGGCTTCCTGCTGAAGCTGTGCCGGGAGGCTGAACGCGACGGCTACTTCCTTCGCGGCCTTGGCTCCGATCTTGCCGTCGTCGTAGTGCGACCAGGCTTGGAGGACCGACGCGACGAGCCCCATCACGGCGGCGGTCGATTCGGCGTTCATCCCGATCTTCGCACAGACGTACGCCGCGCCGATCAGGATCACCTTTCGGACTGTGGACCGCACGTCCGGACTGGCGATGATGGCGGTAATTGCGCTCATGGGTGATCCCTTCAGCTTTCGGTAACCCCTCGCGGGTCGCCGTCTTGGTACTTCGTCTTGATCTTGGGTGCCGGGTACATCTCCTCGGCTCGCCTCACCACCACCTCAGCGCGGCCGAGCACAGAGGCAAGCCGCTCGGACGCTTGGTTGAAGTCCTTGCCGATGATGACAAGTCTGGGGAGGATGTAGATCGCTCCGAAGACCAGGACTGCGATGATGATCCCGGCGGTTCCCCAGTCCTTGAGGAGCGACGGGCTGAGCAAGGTTTCGACTTCCGCCGCCAGTGTGTAGATCATCGACCGTTCCTCCCCCGGGCGACCGCCCGACGCTTGCGTTTGGTGCCCTTGACCACGCGACGGGGACGGCCGCGGATGCCCGAACGCGGCTGGATGCCGTCGAGCCCCGTGACCGGGTACGGGCCAGCGCCCGAGCCGTACGCGAAGTGCTGAACCGCCCGCTGTGCGTACTTGCGATACGCCGCGCGGGTGTGATGCACGTTGTCGGCCGAGCCTGCGCCGTCGTCGTTCGTCACCGCTTCGCCGCCGCCGATGATGTCTGCGAGGTCCAGGACAATAAACCCCGGCAGCGAGCCGCAGTACGTCTCGATCGCGTTGGTGTACGCCCGGAGCTTGAACTCGCGTTGAGCATCGCCGCTCGCCGCCGAGTCGTCCGCGACCGTCGAAGGGCTCGCGCTCGTCGGGATCGGCCGGATATAAACGTAGTAGAAGTCGTCAAGCGACCCGCCCGCCGACACCCAGCAGCCACGCCGCCAGAGGTAGTCGAAGAGGATGTCAGACGCGAAGCCCTTGGGGTTGACCTGAAGGAACCCCTGCCGCACTTCCATCCCGACCGCCAGGTCGAGGGGCTCGGTGCCGAACTGGCCACGGGCGCAGTTGTTCAGGCGGTAGTTTGTCCCGCTGATGAGCGTCGCCGTCTCGTACGTCACGTACTCGTAGTCGCTGACCCCGTCGAAGATGTAGAGCGAGCCCTTGGCGCTGCGGAGCGACGACCCGTTATCGACATCGATCGTGGTGCCCGCGACGCCCGGAGCGTTCGAAAGCAGCCCGACCGACGCGAGCGGCGATTCCGTCCACGGATAGCCCGGCTGGTAGACGCCCGCGTAGCCCTGGCCGCCCGTTTCATTGTGGCCGAAGACCGTGTAGTGAACGAGCGCCGCCCCGCCGTTGCCGCCGACATCCACGTCGCCGCAGGACCGATAGACCTTGTACCGCTCGACCATCCCGGCTCGCAGCTCGTTGATGCTGTTCACCGTGTCGTAGTAGTTCATCGTGCGGTGGAACGTGTTCAGCGTGAACCCGCCGCGCGAGGTGCCCATCGTCTGCACGAACCCAACCGGCCGGTCAGTGCCGAAGACGCCGTGGAAGAGGAGGGCCGCGCCTCCGTTGATCCCCGAGTAGTACGTGGACCCGCGATTGGTGCCGAAGTTCAGCGTCACCGATGCCCGGTCAGAGCCCGGGGCCGCGAGCGTGTTGATGATCTTGTTGAGCGTTCCAAGAGCCGAGCCGGTGACGACCGTCGCCGTGCCCGTGGCAAGGTTCGTGAACGAGCTGTCGGTGTTGACCCACGTCGCCTGCGTGTAGAGCTCGCCCTGCATCGTGGCCTGCGAGAGCGACGTGGCAAACATGCTCTTGGTAAAGAGGACGTTCGTCATCGCCGTGTTGATGCCGAAGGGGTGGTCTGGCCCCATCATGCCCGCGAACCCGGACGGCGTGTAGCACTGCACGACGCGCTCGCCGATCGAGTGGGCGGCGGCCGTTCCTGCGGCCGGGATCGTGTTGCGAACGATGCCGACGAAGTTCGTCGAGGTGATCGACGTGTACGTCACGACCTCGCCGGACGGCAGCCGCAGAGCGCCGGACGCCGTGAACCCGACCGTGGAGTCCACCACAATGTCGGCGGTAGAGACGGCGCTCGCGATGGCCCCGGTCAGCGTGGCGACGCCGAGAACGGCGGACTGCGGACCCTCCCACACCATGAGCCGGCGGATCGTCGAGCCGCTGGAGTGGAGCGATGCGGCGGTAGTCCCGAGCGTGCCGCGGGCGATGGTCACCGTGCCCGCGCCCGTGCCGGTGATATCCGTCCACGAGATGATCTCGTTGTTGATCTTGCCGTACGCGGTGTACGTGCCGTTCGGGTCCTGAAGCAGCCCGCGATCGGCAACCGTCATCGAGGTAGCACCAGCCGACGCGATGTCAGCCGTGATCGTCGTCGTGAGGGGCGAGTCAATCCCGATCATCGGAACCGTCACGCCGTACTGCTTCCAGCCCTGCGGGTAGCCCGGAAGCCCCAGATCCGACGAAACGACCGGGCCGACGAGCGTTGACTGGTTAAGCCGTCGGCGGACGAACGCCATGCTGTGCGTCAGGTTGTTGCCCGCGCCCTGGTTGGGGGGCATCAGGATGCCCGCGGACTGGGAAGTGCCGGTCATCGCATCGACGAAGCCCTGACCCCAGCCCGCGCCCTCACGCCCGAAGGTCGAGTCGCCGATGCCGTCGATGACGACCCGCTTGGACTGAGACGCGCGAACCACGTCGGCCAGCGAGTTCCGCTGCGCCGCCGCCGGTGCCGCGGTAAGCACCGAAAGGACAACCGCCAACGCAAGAGAGATCCATCGACGCATGGAAGGCTCCGAAGGGTGTGTAGTGGGTCAGATCAAACGTCTTTTTCGATGAGGCAGTTGCCCGAAGTCGCGCCGGTCATGTCGAACTCGACGATGATCTCGCTGGAGTTGCCCAGTTCGGGCACGTACAGGCGGGCAATGCCGTTGGAGCCGGGCGAGAACACGAAGGGAGCAACCCCGCCGTAGGCCGAGACGGTCTTCGTGGCGTACGCGGACGCCGTGACCGTTAGCGTGTCGGCGATCAGGTCCGTCGTGCGGATGCCGCCGTTCGACACCGCGCCGGTTTGCGTGCCCAGCGTGGCCGTTCCCGAGCAGTACAGGATCTTCTCGTAATCGACCGACACGCCGCCAGGGGCCGACAAGCCGCGACGAATGGACCAGATTTTGTAGTCGTACGTCTGCGTCGCGCTGCCCGCACCGAAGAACGTGATCGTCACGCCCCGGTAGCGTTTGCCCGACGCCGGGCCCATCGAGTAGAAGTTGAGCGGGGACGCCGGCGGGGACGCCATCGCGGCCCGGCCCTCGGTCAGCGAGAAGGACGCCTGCGTGCTGTTGCTGGACAGGTACAGAAGCTGCCCCGAAGACTCGAGGCTTGCCGTCTGCGCCATGAGCACGCCGAACGTAAGGACCGTGATCGTGGCGATCAGCAGTCCGACGAAACGCGGATGCCGCATGAAGGTTTCTCCGGAATGTGGTGGAAGAGAGGCGCGCGTGCCCTTGCCCGTCGCGCCCCCGAAAGGTGCCGCCGACCGCTTAGGCGATCTTGATGAGCTTGAAGGCGTTCGAGGTGATGAGCAGCTCGTCGGTGAAGGTCTTCACGCTGACGACCTCGGAGGAGATCGCGGGCTCGTCGTACGTCTCGACGCGGGCGAACTCCATGATGTTGCTCGGCATCTGCGCCGGGACCGGGAGGATGTCCGCGTTGCTCTTGGCGTAGGCGTTCGTCCACACGAAGATGTTGCCCAGACGCGGGTCGCGGAGGGCCATATCGGTGCTCTTGCGGAAGACGCCGCAGTAGTTCGAGCTGGCGATGTAGTCGAAGGCGTTCGTCGCGCCGGGGTTGGCCGTGTTCTTCATCGCGCCGGCGACGATGACTTCGAGTTCGAAGATCTGGCTGAGCGCCGCCACGTCGCATTCCCCGGGGATGACGCGGCCGTACATCTGCGTCAGGCGGTTCTTGATCCGGTCGCAGTTCCAGAGCGTGCGGGCCCGGAGCTTGTTGATGACCATCGCGTTTCCGGGGGTGCCCTGGGCTTCGAGGAACGCCTTGACCGCGTTCACGTCAGCCACGGGATCGCACGACGCCGCGTCGGTCCAGAGGGCGCCGGGGGTGAGGCCGGTCGTCCCGCTGACCGGGTAGTTCGTCTCGTTGAAGATCGTCGAGAACACGTCGTTCTCAAGGTCGTTGGCGACGGTCGCGGCGGCGGTGTTGGCCGCAACCTCGGACGCCTCGAAGTTGCCGCCGACGCGAGCCGCGACGGTCACGTCAACGGCTTCCTCGGCCGCCCGCTCTTCGCAGTAGCCGGAGGCGTAGTCGTAGGCGGTTTCGACGCGAGTGGCCTTGGCCTTGGGAGCGCGGCGGGTCTTGATGATCCGCATCGCGTCGCCGTTGTTGATCTTGGCGTACTGGAACGCCTGCTCGGCCGTGCCCATGACGGGCAGGATCTGCGTGGCGACGTGTCCGCCCTGCACGAAGTTCGCAAGGGCGGAGTTGAGGTCCTGACGGGGCCGACGGCCCGCGGTTGAAGCGTACATGAAGACTCCTTGGGGAAGTGGTGTTGAAGTGCTGGAAGGTGTGTGAAGAGGAGATCAGCCGAGCCGCTTAGAGGGCCGGGCGAACGAGGATCAGGTCGCCGTCAGCGCCGGCAGCCGAGAACGCGATGCCCTCGGTCGTGCCGCCGCCGGTCGAAACCTTGCCGGACGCCGCCGCCGTCACGGTCGCGCCGAAGGTCACGGCGGCCGCAGCGATCATCTGGAGGAAGCCGGTGTCGTTGCGGAGCTTGGCCGCGCCGTTCTCGCCGTCGGCGATCGGTTCGAGCGCCACGGCGTCGCAGATCGCGGCGTTGCCGGTCAGGGTGACGCCGAACTGAGCCGCGCCGATCGCGGTCGGAACGGCGAGGGTGAGACGAGCGCCCATCGCGATCGTCGAGCCCGTCCCGTTGTACACGGTGATCGGGCCGCCGTCGATGTTGTTGATGCCAGTTGCCATGTGAGTCTGTCCTTCTGAAGTTGGGTGAAGTGGTGGAAGTGCGTGAAGTGCGGACGGGAGGAATCAGGCGGCGAAGAGCGCGGGCCACTTAGCGCGGGCCTTGATCGCGGCCTGGGCGTAGGTCGTGCGGTGTTCCTTCCGCATGGCCTCGATCGCGGCTTCCTTGCTGGCGGGCGTGGCGGCGTCGGCCACCGTGCCGCTCGCTTCGAGCTTGGCCGGATCGACCACGCTCACTTCGGCGACCTTCTGGGCCGCGGTGGCGACGCCCTTGCCCTCGGCGGGCTTGGACTTCTCCAGCTCGGCGATGCGAGCGTTCGCGGCGGTGAGGCGATCAGCGAGCACCCCGGCGAAGCGGGCGTGCGCCTGCGGCATCGTTTCCTTCGCGCGGAGCACGTCGAGGATGAACGTCGATTCACCCTTGAAGGCCGTCTCGAGTTCCGCAAGCCCGGCGGGCTCGGGTTCGGCGGCCTTGCCGGTCGCGGCGAGGGCTTCGAGGAGTTCCGGCCGGTGCTCGCGGATCGCTTCCGCCGTGAGTCCGGCCCACTGGGGGGCGGTCAGCTTCATGGTCTGTTCCTTCGTGGCGATGTTGGAAAGCGAAACCCTGCCACGGGGCTCCGCCGGTTGGATCTGGTTGGTGCGGTCCGGCATCTCGCCGGTGATGAGCGGGAGGATCACTTCGTCGAACGTCGCCACGCTGTCGGCAAGCCCCATCGTCACGGCGTCCTCGGCCGCGTACACCGCGCCGTTCATGCCGTCGATGTCCGCGATGCTCAGGCCGCGACGCTCGAAGTACCCGGCAAACGTCTCGTACCAGCGCCGGGCCGCGGCGTTCATGTTCGTGCGGAACTCGTCGGGGAGTGCCGTGCCGTAGTTGCCGCTGGCCTTGCCGTCGGGGGCACAGGCGTAGAAGACTTCGACGCCGGCCGCTTGCTGGGCCTTGGTCTGGTCGATGAACGGGCCCGCGATCACGCCGATGTTGCCCATGCCGCCCGACGGGGTGACGTAGACCTTGGAGCACAGGGCGGAGATCACGGCGCCCATCGAATACGCGGCGTCGTCCACCACGGCGATGAGTTCCTTCGCGTCACCGAGCGCCCGGAGTGCGGCAGCCACGGCGGAGAACCGGGCGACGGCACCGCCGGGCGTGTTGAGCCTGACGATCACGGACCGGACCGATTCATCGGCGGCGAGGCTCTTGGCGTCTTCCTCGATCCACTGGGACGGCACGCCGCCGAGCATCCAGCAGATCAGGTCGTTGTCGCCTGAGCAGAGCGCCCCGTTGATGTCTAGGACCGCGACGTTACCGAATCGCGTGGTCAGCTTCTCGCGGTCATGCATCCGTCCGGAGACGCCGCCGATCTGACCCGTGAACGATGCCAGCCGTCCGCCGCGCGCCCGGGATCCTTGGCTGAAGACGGCTTCCCGATTGCGCTCTGCCGTAGCGCGACCCTCGGGCGTGAGCACGAGGTCCGTCGCGTGGAGCATGTAGTGATGCATGAAGGGGATTCCGGTGGGTGTAGCCTGTGAAGGTGGGAAGGCCCGGGGCGCGGGCGGCGGATGGTTTAGGAGGGACGGAAGACGCTGATGCCGCGAACGGAGAAGTCCTTCTGGCCGCCGGGCGTCGCCGTGAGTTCGAGGCCCGCCATGAAGCGGAGGGCGGCGGCGTCAGTGAGCGCCGGGCCGATGCCGACGAGCGTGCCGTCGATGTAGAAGCGGACCTTGCGATCGGTGCCGAGCACCCACTGGAGGAAATACTCGCGGCCCGCGACAACCGGGATGCTCGTTGCGGCGAAGGTGTCCGCGCCGGCGACCTTGTGAGCGAGGGCCCAGTTCGCGTACGCGGCGGTTGCCAGACCCGGATCGACGGCCATTTCGCTTGCCGCGCCGGTCGGGCAGAAGAAGAACATCGCGCCGTCGCCGGCGGTTCCGGTCGGGTCCGCGTCGGTGATGTTCTCGTTGGGGCCGATCGAGAAGAACAGGGCGGTGATCGTGTTGATCGTGACCTGAGCGTTGAACCGCCATTCGGCCGTGGCGCTCACGGCTTGGTTCAGGATGTTCGTGGTGTTCGCCGGGACGAGCAGAACGTTGTCGTTGTCGGCGGGCGTGGTGGCCTGGCTTTTGAAGTTCGCGCGGCCTTTGCTGTCGCGGCCAGTCACCTCGGTACCCGTGCCCGTGGTGACGGTCAGGTTGTCCGAACCGGCGGCGACGGTGGTCGCAGCGGGAAGCTCCTGAAACTGCGTGCCGCCGGTGATCCCGTCGCGGATGTCCGGGGCGAGCAGCGTGGTCCGCCGCAGCGGCTTGAGGTCGTCGAGCTGATTCTCGGTCGAGTGCATGGAAGGCTCCTGAAGGTGTGGAAGATCACGCCGTCTGTGCGGCGGGCTTGGAAGTCTGCTGGGGCTGGTCGTTGATGCCGACCGCGTTCTTCACGTCGATCTGCTTGTCTTTGAGGTCCTGCTGTTCGGCGGCGAGCTGCGTGTTGAAGTCGCGGTAACTGCCGGTGTACCCGAGATCGCCAAGGATCTGCGTGCGGGTCTTCACCTTGCCGTCCCACGCGCGGGTCGCGGCCATGATCTCTTGCACGGGGTCGATGACCGGCGGACCGGCGAACCGCCATTCGATCTTGTTCCAGTCGTCCGGGGCGCTGAGCGAGCCGTCGAGGATCCACAGACCGACACGCCACGTCGTGAGCTTGACCAGCCATTCCGAGAGCACGTACTGCTGCCAAGAGAACCCGCGGTAGGCGTTGCCGACGGCAGACTTGAAGCCGTGGTAGTTCGTCTCGGTGGCGTCAAGGATCGCAAGCTCGCTCGGGCAGCCAACGTCCGACAGGGCGAACCGGATCAGGAAGCGGAGGAAGCTTTCGATGTTCCCGCCCGGGTGCTCGGGCTTGACCTGCATCGCGCTCTCACCTTCCTTGAGCGTCAGGAGGGAGCCCGGGTTCCATTCCACTTCCTGCGGAGCGCCGGTCGGCGAGGGGTTCGCCATGCCGCCGTCAATCGCGGCCGTCTGGGCGATTGCCGCCGCTCGGGTCGCCGCGGGGTCCTTGAGCGTCAGGACCAGCGAGGCGTACGTGGACATCCGGTGGGCGAGCACCGTCGAATCCATCGAGTCGTCGATGAGCTCGATGTAGTGGGCGAGTGCCGCGAGTCCGGGCTCGCCGCGGGTCTGGTTCAGTCGGCGGTGGACGGGGTTGGAAAGCAGCGTCACCGCGTCCCACGGGATGCGCATGCTCGGGCCGTTGCGTTGGCCGGGCTTCCACGGCATGACGTGCATCGCCATCGGGGCGCCGCGGCGGTCGTACTCGATCCCGTTGGCGACGGTGCGGCCATCGGTCAGCATGAGCCCGGACGGGGAGCGGATCTCAGACGCTTCGAACAGCCGGACCGATCCGTCCGTCAGCCGCACCTCGGCGAAGTCGCCGTCAATGAGCCATGAGCCGGGGGCTGACCGCACGGCCTGCATGAGCGTCTGCCGGCCCAGGCTGTCGAACTTGCCCTGCGGGCCGTCTTCGTTGTTCGCCCATGCCCAGAACCAGTCCCCGGCCTGCTGGGCGAAGTCCCGGTCCTCGGAGCCGAACGAGAGGTTCGGACCCTGCGGGCCGTTGATCGCGTTGCTCACCGCGCCGATCACCGCGCGGGCGAGCGGGCTGTTCCGGTAGAGGTGGTGCGAGTCGCGCCGGAGCTTGTCGAGCGAATACTGATCGAGGTGCGAATCAGCCGGGGCGAGGATCTCCGCCGTCTCGCCCTTGAGCCGGTCGCGGCGCGTGGCCGTGTAGGACTGGGACAGGCCCTTCGCGTTGACGATCTTGTACGCCGGGCCACCGCCCGCAGGCGGCGTGTTGCGGCGCGGGATCCGATCGCCGGGGCCGGAGCGTTCCACGAGCGCAAGCTGAGCGTTCAGCGCGTGGAGCTTGAGCCGGTCCTGTGCGTCCTGGACCTGACGCGCGAGCGGCGTCGGCTTGGGTTTGCGGGCTGCTTTGGTCATGGGTGCTCAGAATGGGCGGCGACGCGGGCGGATCACCAGCATCGGGCCGCCGGACTGGGAGTCGCGGACCTGCTTGTCGAGTTCGTCGAACATCGGCTCAAGCCGCGCGAGCTTGGCTTCGAGCCCTTCGTACGCGGCGGACATCTGACCGCCGGACGCGCTGATCGCGTCTTTGCGCTCCTCGATCTCTTGGAGGTGCAGCGCCAGCCGGTCGCGCTTCGCGGCCTGCGTCGTCTGCGACCGCCAGTCGCCGTATGTCCATGAGTGGGCGGCCATCAGTCACCTTTCAGCCGCGTCGGGCGGCGTGGTATGCGTCGTGCGCACGCTGGGCCGCGCGTTCGGCTTCGCGTGCTTCCTTGTCCATCTGCTCGGTCTGCTCAGCGTGCTTGGTCCGCAGTTCGGCGACGTGCCGGTTCGCGGCCATGAGCGCGGCGTGGAGCTGCTGAAGGTCGGGCTTCTTCGCCGCGTCGGGCTTGGCGGACGGCTTCTGCGTCGCCTTGGCGGCGGCGGTTTCGAGGGCGCTGGGCATGAGTGGTTCCTTCAGCTTGGCCGCGTGCGGTTCTGCACCCGGCGGACAAGCGGGTCGTCGGTCTGTTTGAACGCTCGCTGTGCTCGGACGATCGCGGGCGGCGGCGTGCCTTCCGGCGGCGTCCATCCCCAGAACTCCCACCCGTGGATCTCTCTCGTGTACTCAGGCGTAATGAGCATCCCGCCGCTCTTGAACAGGCCCGCCTCCGCGTACCGCAGGCAGTCAACGAGGTGGTTATCTTCGCGGCCGGGCTTCTTCTCCCAAACGCCCTTGACGCAGTGCTCGGAGGTGAACATCCGCAGGTGGGCCTCTTCGACGTTCTCGGGCATCCGAAGCGTCTTTGCGCCCGTCGTGTCGATCGCAACCTTCTCGTCGCGGTCGAGCCCGGCGGCGTTGTAGATCCGGGCCCAGACTTCTTCGGACCAGTGGTTCGTATCGACCCGGTACCGCTGGAGGGTTCCGGGCAGTGCCTCGCCGTCGGGGCCCTTGCTGAACGTGTGGGCCGTCACGGGATCGCCGCTCTTGGTCGCCACACCGAGGATCGGGTATGCGTGGTGAGCACCGAGCGCGAGGCACAGGTCGTAGACCTCGCCGGTTCTGTGGCGCGAGTCGGGGAAGAACAGCACCGGCCTCATCTTGCCGCCCGCGCCGTGCTCGAAGCTCAGGGCCTGGAGCTCGGGGGCAATCGCCTTGAGCATCCCGCGCGGGGCTTCGATGCGTCGGGCGTCGATCCACGCTGCGGCCTGCATCTTGTTTGTGTAGCCGACGGTCAGGACGTGGCAGTGATCCGCGCCCACGTCGATCGCGGTCACCAGCACCACAATGTCGGCCGGGACCGTGCCGCTCTTGTACCCGCCCTGATCCTCCGGAATGCACAGGGCCCGGACGGCTTCGAGCGAGACATCTTCGCCGCGGCCGCGCTCGGGGAGTCCGAGCTTGCCGTTTCGCCAGTCGCGTTCCGGTCTGCCGCCGGAGCGGATGAACGCCTCAGCCACCCATCCGAACGGCTTGAACGGCGAGTAAAGCGAGCTGATCCGGTAGGACCGATGCCGCTCGGCCGGGTGGTCCGCCTCGCCCGTGATCCGGTACGCCGGGTGCGGGAAGCCGACTTCGTGCAAGTCGCGGGCTTCCTTCGTCTTCGTCCACTCCCGGAACGCTCCGGGCTCGTTTGCGATTCCAGCCGGTGGCTCGACGTTCACGCCGTCAGGCTGCCAGCATCCCCAGTGGAGGCACCAGGGCTTGACGTTGTTCTCGATCCGGCACAGGCACGATGGGCACCGCATGTACGCGGCCGTCAGCACCTTGCCGGGGTCGGCGTTGATTCCGCCCGACCAGACGAGGTTGTCGAAGATCCACTCGTGGAACGTCCCGCAGTGCGGGCACGGGCACAGATACCGCCGCCGGTCGCCCGCCTCATACTCTGCGTGAATGCCGGTGTCCGCGTAAGACGGCGTGCCAACACACACCAGCATCGTCGAATCGTTCTCAAACGACGCCATTCGCTGCGTCGCTTCTTCCTTTGTTGACGGCTCGCACAGGTCGAAGTCGTCGATCTTGACCCTGCGGAACGGCGTCGATCGGACGTTCGTCGCGCTGTTCGACCCGGCCAGAACCACGTCCATCGTCGAGAAGACGAGGACCTCGGTCGTGCTCTCAGCCTTGCCGCTGGCGTACTTGGCCCTCAGCGTCGGCGAAGCCTTGATCGACGGGATCAGCCGCATCTTGACCGTCCGCTTTGCGAGCCGGTCCGACGGCATGATGATGAGCTCGGGGCCGGGGCTTTCGTCGATCGCCCATCCGAGCGTGTTGAAGATCAGGGAGTCCGTCGCACCGAGCTGGGACGCTTTCATCATCGAGACCTGCGTCAGGCTCGGGTCTGAGCACGCCCGCATGGGCTCGGCGTTGTAGGGGGTCCGCTCGTTGTCCCACGGGCCCGGCTCGGCGTTGCCGCGTGCGGGGATACGCCGACGCTGCTGGGCCCACTGGTCCGCCCAAATCGGCTCGCGAACGGTCCACACCTCGGTCATCATCGCGCCAAGCGCGGCGAGCGTGAAGGCGACTATCGCGGGTTGCTTCGGGGCGAATGCGGGCATGTGAGGCGGGTCTGCAGTCGGGCCTTGACGCGGCCGATCAGGTCGTGGACGGTCGAACTAGGGAGCCGGTGAGTCCGGGCGATCTCCCTGAGCGACGGCTGCCGATCGTCGAAGAGCGCGGCGTCAACCGCACGCACCTTGCGAGCGACCAGCCCGCGGGTGCAAGCCTTGACCTCGTCGCGGACGATCTGGCGAGCCTCCATACGAACTACCCGGACTGTCCGGTAGGAACATCCCGCCGCGACGGCGCACCGCCCGCGCCGGGCCTGTTTTTCAAGCCCCGCCCCGGCCTTCGCGGATTCCGTCCGGCGTGCAGACTTTTCCACGGTTCACCCCCGGTAGCGGTCAGAGTTCCATCGGGTTTGCCGCGATCCGGCTGAACGCTTTCGCGTGCCCCTCGCGGACGATCGCTTTTGCCCGCGCGGCCTTGTCCGTGTCGAGCCCGAACTCCGCCGCAATGGCTTTGGCGATGGCCGCCCCTTGCCGCTCGATCGTCTGGCGGACCACGACGAGATGGCCCCGGATCGCCGTGAGCGTCGATTCGCGGTCCAAGAGCTTCCCGGCGATCTTGCTAATCTCGAGTTCCGCGAGCTGGGTCTGGGCTTCGATCCGCCGGGTGTTGGCCTTGCGGTACCCCTCGGCTTCGGCCGGCGGCTTTGGCTTGGGTGTCCGGCCAGGCTTGCCCGCGGGCCGCCCGCCGCCGCGTCCCTTGCCGCCGTGGCCGTGGTCGCTGATCTCCGCCTGAACCCACGCAACGGCCGCGTCACGGTCAAAGCGGCCCCGGCCCGCGGTGGGCATCCCGAGCCGGGCGTACTTCCCGACCATCTGCCGGGTGACGCCGAGCACCTTGGCGAGCTCGACCTGCGAGATAGTGCCGTCGTCGCTCACCGGGCTTTCCCCTTGGCCGCTTCGAGCATCGCCGACGCCTCGCGCGTGAGCCGCCGCTCGTCCTCGGTCATGCGGCTTTGGCGGGTCTTCTGCCGGGTCAGGCTCCGGAACCCCTCGTCGCCGAGCTGGGCGTGGACCGTGCCAAGATCCGCCGGCCCTTCGGCGCCGTGGCGGCTTCGGCTGGAAATCGCGCCGGTAACGCTCCCGATGTACCCGACGTTCACGCCTTCGCGGGCGAGCGCCGCGACGCGCTCCCCGAGCAGTTCGCAGGCGGCGTCGGGCGAGTACCGGCGGATGCGGCCCTTGACGAGCACTTCGACCATGATCGCCGCCGGGTATCGCCGGGGCGTGGCTTTCTGGCCTTCGGGCAGTTCACGCGCCGGAACCAGGTCGTCGCCTTGGAACACCGAATGAGCCCGGTCGTCGGGGTCCTCGGTGGCGACCCACGCTTCCCTCGCGCGTGCCAGCGCACGGGCGACTTCGACATCGACGATCCGCTTTCGCGTGTTGGGCTTGGCCTTCGCGCGGACCGCATCGCCGATGCCGCCGCCGGTCAGGTAGACGCTCGCGTTCTCGACGCGGCCACTGCGACGGGGCTTGGTCGTGAGTCCGACGAGCCGGATCGCGGGGTACGAACCCGATGGTGCCGTCCGTGGCATCAAGTGCTCCGATCGTATCAGGTGCTTTGCAACATCGTCAGGACTTCGCGGGCCAGGATGTGAACGGACCTGTTGCTGTCGGTCGTCTCGATAGCGACTCGGCACATGATGCGCACCTTCTCCCTGAACGCGGCGTCGTCGGGCTTGGCGGGCTTGCACCGAGAGCAGCCGGGGCAGGGGTCCTCGATGTCGATTCCCAACATGCCCGAATGGGTTCGCGTCTTACCGCTCCCATCGCACGCCTGCGCGGGGGGCTTAACGGGTGACGAGCCAGTAGAGCAGGAGGACGGTGATTCCGAAGATGCCGATGATGTTGACGGTTTCGAGGACTCTGTCGATCCAGAACCAGATTCGTCTGAGCATGGGGGTTCTCCGGGGATGCGGCTTTCGACCGCGTGAATACGTTGCTCCATAGCCATGAGCGTGCCGAACAAGGCGTCGGTCGCGCCTTGAAGTTGCTGCTTGTTGGGGTTGAAGCACTGTCGATCAAACTCGGACGCCATCCATCGCAGCTTCTCCATTCGGGCGTGATGGCTCGGCACCTCCGGCCTATGCGTCTCGACGACGCTGGCGGGGGTGGGGCCGAACGGGTGCGTGACGGCTTCGGCGGACGGGTACTCGTGCCCGTTCAGGCAGCGGTCGTTACCGCTGGGTCGTCGCTCGCGGTTGACGCCGACGGATCCGCACTTCGGGCAGAGTCCGTAGGTGGTCGAAATGGCGGGGGTGGAGTTCTTTTCACTTCCCATCGGGCGATCCTTTCGTGGAGGCTTGTTTCGACGCTTCGAGTGCGTCTAGGCGGTTTTGCAACACGCGGATCTCCATGCCGATGATGACGCCCACGAAGCATCCCACCAGCACCAGCACGACGATCGCCACTTCGATGACGAACATCGAGTTCGCATCTGCTACGGGCTTCTCCATCATCCCTCCCCTCCCCTCACGCGTGCGGCTTGGGCGGCGGCGGGGGTTGACCACACCTTGCGGGAGCGCGCCTTTGTCGCCGTGCATCCCTCTGTGTGAGACATTGGCTTCAGGCGGTCGCCATCGGAAATGTCAAGGAAGATGTAGTCGAAGGTGACAATGCTCGGGTAGTTTCTCCACGAACACTCGCCGTAGACGGTCGCGCCTTCGCCGATCACGCATCGGTCCTCGGTCACCGGCAACGTCCCCAGCAGCGTCATGTCCTCCGTCCCCACCCTGACCATGCCGGAGGGCACGGTGGCGGCGGCGCGGAGGGCCATTTCGATAGCCTCGATACG